AAGATTGTTCATCGCTGTGTTTTTAGTAGGAGATTTTTTGTTGAAAAGTTCTTTCAACTCGTAGCACATACTAACAGTTAATGAGTACATTGCTGAAATTTCTTTAGTTTCGCAATGTGTAATTTTACCCTCAAGTACAGCGCGTGGATCAGGAAGTTTGCTTGAGAATTGTCTATGAGCCATAAACTTAATACCTAAGCCCTCGCCAATTGATCCAGCAACTAAGTCAGCTAATGTATCTGAGTCAGTATCGCCATCTGTTAACAACTCACTAACAAAGCTCCATGAACGTGGTGTAGCAAATGCTCTATCTGCTGATTTTGAATCAAAAGTGTATAAGTCACCTTTGCAAGCAGTTAAGTAACCAACAACATCTGGATGTACGTTGTTGTCTGTAGCCCACTCAAAGTAATCATCCCATTCAACAGCCATTTCTAAGTGGATAAATCTGTTAGCAAGCGGAGCTGGCATACGATAAGTAACACCTTTGTCTGTTTCTCTGTTACCAGCAGCAACAATAACAACGTTGTCTGGCAATTCGTATTGGCCTACTCGACGGTTCAAAATAAGCTGATAAGCAGCAGCCTGTACACTCGGTGCAGCAGAATTCATCTCATCTAAGAACAAGATGATCATTTTGTGTTTTGCAGCAAATGCTTTGCTAGGAAGCTCTGATGGTGGAGCCCATACCATTGTTTGGTCTACTGAATCAAAGTATGGAATACCTTTAATGTCTGTTGGCTCCCATAAACTTAAACGCACGTCAGTAACATGAGCCTCTAATTCAACACCAAGTTGTTTAATAATATCTGATTTACCAATACCTGGAGGTCCCCAAATAAATAGCGGACGTTTGCTGCTAAATGCTTTACGTAAAGATTTTTTAGCGCCTTTTGGACCGACTGTACGTGATGCGATGTTGTTGCTCATAAATTATTACCTCATAGGTTAGTAAAAAAGAAAAATTAAATAACTTGTAGCAGTGTTAATATGTTGTGTTGCTAACAAACTATGTAGCATATTATACAGTAATTTTAGCAAACGTCAAGACTTAATTTAAATTAAGAACTTCGTTCTTTCATTGCTTTAGCTAATCCATACCTGCGTATGTCATCTGAAAAGAAATATAACTCAACGCACTTGCGTTCTGCAAATACTGTTATACTTTTATAAGTTAAGTAATAAGGGCAGTCCATGTACCGTTCTAAGAATATAATTGTTTGTGGACTTATCTCGATTGTGTCAGTAAATGGAACTTCGTATGATTTGAGTTCTAATGTTTTTGTTAAAAACTCGTACCCATCGTCACTCAGTCTAAATGCAGTCTGTTTACTAATTCGTGAGGATTGCCACCATTTACGTGAAAATAATTTCACATTGGTGTCGTCTGTACACTTGCCCCATTGGTCTAAAAATATTTTTGTTAGTGCATCTCGTGGAATCATCGCACTATAACCCCTTTAGTTAGCTTTATAACAGCGAAATCGCTGCATTTAAACATGTTGTTTAACTTAGTAGCTAAGTTATGTGCATGCCCTGGATTTGAAAAGGACGATTTTTTATATTTAGAATCATAATGATTTGAAGATGTCTTTAAATTAAATGGTTCGTCCTTATAAACAACCGCCCAAATAGCATCTGCTTCTAATATTTGATCTAATTGAAGCGTGTTAGGATCAAGATGTTCTAAAAGTACACGTGGTTTTGGCCTTGCCATAAGATTCTCCTATTAACTACGTGTATTTAGCGTTAACATCCTTCAGTAAAACCACCCCCGTCCATTGTAATGTTTATTACTTCAGTAGTGTTTGGATTTTTTAAAGATTCAATTAACTCGTTATGATTGCAATTAAGCTGATCTAATACTTCTACTAGTGCTATATTGAGTAATCTAGCTTGTTGAATTGGAATCCTAACTTCTTTTTGCTGAGAAAGTTCAGTTGCACGTAGCAACTGAGCAAATTGCGTAATTGATGTAGTGTTAATCTGATTTTGCATTTGATAATACCTGTTTCATTTCAAGTTCTGTTTTAAATGGACCTCTATGATTGTTTCTTTCTATAGTAATTGCTTTAGGACAGAAACTCTTAACCCAACCTTTTTCAAATTTAATAGTATAGTATCCAGCGCAGTACAGACTTTTACTTTGATCACTTTTAGTAAATAAGGGTAACTTGCGTCTAACGTCGTATACTGCGTTATACGGTTTACAACTTGTTGGATACCCGTAACATTCATTTGTGTCAGCAGCTGAAACTTTTATAGTATGGTTATTTAAAAAGAAATTAGATCCAAATTGGTTAGTAATTTCTTCTTTCTTATTAAAAAGAATTTCTCCATCAGTATTACTTAATACATACTTGTTTTCTTTTTTATGTAATGTAGCAATCTTTAATCCGTCCTGTTCTACGATCCAAAATTTGCCGTCTATAATAGGTTTAGCATGTAATTCAATTTCTACCATTGATCTACACCTGCAATTTCTACAGTTTGAGTAGTAGCAATGCCGTTTACTACATACGGAAATGACATAGTTAATATATAACCAATGCCATTATTGTTATCATATGCTAGTTCAGTCTTATCTACTTCTGGAAACTTGTCTAGCACTGCTAGTATTTCAATAAGTTCTTCTTTTGTAATTGTAATCTTCTTCATAATTATGTTGTTGGGTAGTTTGCTTGAAACGGTTCTGCAAATGGTTGAATATTGTCAATCATCCGTTTCATATCATATGATTGACAAAACTTAATCATGCGTGAACCAACTTGTGTAATACATTTAGGTTTAGAATTAGTACTAATTGTTTCATTAATCAACGCACGAACATCTTCTGGTTGTTTAGTTAAGTCAATTAATATACGGTTGCGTTCGTAATCGTCTAATACACGATGCTCTTTACCATTATGATCAGTCCATTTCTGTAATAAAAAGTTATTCCATGAATAACCTTTTGTATTGCGATCTTCAAATGCTTCAGTTAATCCAACTTTCTTTGAAGTGCCTTTAGTTCTAGCACCGGGATATGCTGAAAACACGTTATCGCTAGTATCCCCGCGGATACATTTTTCAAATAATATCCATTCTGGATCAAACGGTACTTTGTGTTCGCCTGTTTTCTTATCAATTACTGGTTTACCTTTAGCATCATAATATCCGGTGTGAGTAACGTGTTGATCTGCTACACCGTTATATTGACTAACCGTTTCACTAATTAACTGATGAAAATCTGTATCAGTACTAACAATGACGTGGTTAGATTCTGGATGCATCTGAATAAATCCAGCAATTAAATCATCTGCCTCTAACTTTGAATGTTGTAATACCGTACAATTAGTTTTTTCATTTAAGAATGTAGTAAAATCACCGTAAGCTTCCCAAAAGAGTTTATCTTCTTCTTGTTCTCGTACTGTCATAGCAGCACGAGTTACTGCACGATTTTTCTTATATGGTTCGTAAAAGTCTTTACGCCAACTGCGTCCTTCTAAACAAAATACTACGTGTTCTCCTCCAAAGTCTTGCCATGCTTTTTTAACACTATTAAAAGTAATGTGTAACGCCATGCCAAGTTTTAAATCAGCACTGCCTTGCACTGAATGTCTTGCACGATAAAATAAGTTTGAAGTATCTACTAAAATAAATGTCATTAGTTGCCTGATCGTTTAACGTTAAGGAATCCAAAGTCCTGATCTGATATATCAATGCCTTCGGCTGCTGCAGCGTTGGTGCAAATATCTCTGTACCAACGACCTACTATTTCTTCTTCAGGATCACCATCAAAGCCGTACCCTTCATATTTTAATTTTTCAATCCAATATTCATTCCAATCAATTTCAAAAAAACCATTTCTAATATTGTCTGGATTAACTTTAAAGCCAATTACATCAACCCACGGTTCATGTTTTAATGTAGCTTTTTCTTTGTCAGTTAGTGGTTCTTTTTCGATTACCTTATCTTTTGGTTTAGCTTTAGGCTTAGGCTTAGTTTTTTGTTTAGCTTTGATTGCAGCCTGTACTTCTTGTTGATGTTTTAGTTCGGGATTTTCACTACCAAACACTTTTTTTATAAAATTTCCAAACATTATGTTCCCCAGTTATTGCCAAACAGCGGGAGGTGAAGTCTATCGCTGTATCTTAATCCGTGTTGTAGTGCAAGTTCTGCTACACGTCGATTATTAAGGTTGTATACATCAGTTACTCCGCCTACTGGCATTAAATAAATATCACCTCTAAAACCTTTATCTTTATATAGTTGCATTACTTCAAGTGCTTCTGTTACATCTTCTTCGGATGCTACTACAAATTTTAAGAATGAACTATGACCTGAAAATTGATATTCTGTTACAATCTCAGGACGTATTGCCTTTTCTCTAGGCTCGCCACTTACACTTAGCTTAGGACTAACTGAAAACGTAGTTTGATACCGTCTTTCCATGTATAAGTAGTTTTCAAAATCTTGTAACAGTTCTTGTGTACCATTAGTTTCAAAGGTAATATGTTTCAAGTCTGCTAATAACGGATGTTTTAATAATTCTGGATATATCTTTTGCCAACCCGGTAGTAATGGTTCGCCACCTGTAATAACTAAGTGTACACCGCCCCATTCATTGTTAGGTAATAGCTCAATCATTTTAGCTGCAACTTCGTCTATTGACATAGATGGACTTAGATGTTTAAACTTTGGATGCCAACTTGCATAACTGTCGCAGCCTGTAGTTACTAATGGTAGCTCGTCATATGAATGATATTGCACACCGTTATTAGCAATAGCATCTGCTTGTACACTATGTTCACCTTTAGGCATACCAAAACCGCTACAGCGAAAATTGCAACCGTATGTACGTAAAAAGATGGACGGAACGCCCATAAAGCGTCCTTCACCTTGTAATGAGTAAAATAATTCTGATACTTTTAATGACATTAGTTGTTCCTGTCTTGTTTACGAAAATCTTTGCAATCTTTAATAGCAGCTTTCAATGTTTCTGCATAGTTTAATGTTTGTTGCTCGGACATTATAGTAGACTGCTGATATTTAAGATAACCATTAAACCACAAATTCCATGTCATTTTAATACGATGCTGAAACCCGTTAAGAAAGCTCAATGTTTCGTATGCAATACTGCTTAAAAACGAATTTTTAATTTTGTATGTGTTTGAAACATCAAATGGTCTATCCCAGTACGCAGTTTTTTGCGTTGTAAATGTAGTTACAGTAATCATATTAAGGTCATCTGCCTCGACCATAAACTCGATACTGTCATCGTCGTTGCCGCATGTGCATTGAATTTTATACATTTTACTGTTACCCCAGTCACTTGTTTTCATAATGCCTTCTGCTGGAATTTGTGGTTTTAAGTCTTTCATAACTCTCCTTATTTGTTTACAATACTCATAAATTCTGCACGAGTAGTTGGATCGTTTTTAAATGCGCCGCCTAACTTACTTGTAACAGTAGAACTGCCAGTATCTTCTACACCGCGCGATTTTACACAATAATGTTGTGCATCAATAACTACTGCAATATTATCAGTATCTAAAATGTATTCTAATGCATGGAATACTTGTTCTGTTAATCTTTCTTGTACTTGTGGACGTTTTGCAAAGTATTCAACTACGCGATTAATTTTGCTTAGTCCGAGTACAACATCTTTTGGAATGTAGCCAACAGTTGCTAGCCCGTCAATTACTACAAAGTGATGTTCGCAGTTACTTTGTACGTTAATGTTGCGTTCAATTAACATTTCATTGTACCCCATTTTATTTTGAATGGTAGTACACTTTGGAAATGCATCGTAATCAAGACCCCAAAATATTTCGTTGACAAACATCTTTGCAACACGTTTAGGTGTATCTGCTAAACTATCGTCTGTTAAGTCTAATCCTAATGTTACCATAATATCATAAAACTTGTCCTGAATGATATTAATCTTTTCTGATGATGTTAATATTTTTTCAGTTACAGGTGTTTCAACACCTAAACTTACTAAATGGTTGTGTATT